GGTCTGTGTTGAGTTCTCGCCGGTCATTTAGTTCACATTCGCGTAAATGCGCCCGTCCAGCGTTATCGCAAGACCGGCAACGTATGCGGCGTCAAGAGCGCTGAATGCATCGGTGGTGTAACAGACCTGGCCGTTCGTGGTCATCGCCACCCCCTGATTGAATGTATATTTCAACGGCAGCCCGGCTGTAGCGTCGAATATCCGCACCTTGCCGTCAGCTGTAATCCGAAAGCCGCGAACAAACCTGTCAGACGCCGCAACCGCACCCACATCACCGAGCGCCAGCGCGCTGTCATCGTAAGCAATCCCCGCCACAAAGCCATTCGCCGATGCGCTGGTATCGATCTGCGCCACGCCGTCATCATCTAGTGAAGCTGGTAAAAACAGCATCTTGGGCCTGCCTTTGCTTCCGAGACCATATCATGATTTAACACTGCCGCAAATGTCAAATCCGGCTATCTCCACTGCGGCGCGGTTTTTTCCACAATTCATCAATCGTCGAGCCGGATTTAATCGTGCCGTCGCGCTCGCCGTAAATCTGCGGCGTTTTCTTCTTAACGTCCGGCAAAGGCTTAACCCATGGCCGCGACATACAGGCATATCTGGTTTCGTCAGCGCAGTTGGATACGATCAGGCCATCCGCAACACAGAAATTTCCGGCAGACGGAACCGTCAGGCAGTAAACGTCATGATTTCCTGCTGGCTCGACGGAGACGCACCGCCTTTTGCCTACAGTTGGCATGGCAATAAAAACTGTTTTGAGCAAGGTGTTTGCGGACTGAGTATGTTTTGCCGCAAATCCGGCAATCCTTATCAACGCGCGCCGAAAGTAATTCTCTGAGATGTTTCTCGTAATGGTCTGAGTGCCACTTTCTCCCCTCGGCGCTCCCATGCCACTTTCCGGCTGCCTGTCTGGCAATCTCGATAGTTCTTTTTCCATGGCCGTGTAACTTGGAATGGTATGACATATGATCTGAGTTAGTGAGGAGCCGAAGGTTGCTGGGCGCGTTGTTACTCCGATTGTGGTCGGCGTGGTGAACGTGACAGCCTGCCGGAACCGGCCCGTTAAAATATTCCCAAACAACTTTATGCAGTTTTTTACCTTTTCGCTGAAAGTATGGCCCGCATTTATAATAGCGGACGCCAGCGAATGACTGAATTGTATCTGAGATGATTTCAATTTCCATGGATCATAGGAATAGCACATTTCATCCGTTAAATCCATCGCTTGTTTCCAGCCGTTTTCCGTCAGAAACAAATGATCTGGCGTGCAGACTATCTCAGCAGCACCAGCCATTTTCACCCGCACACACGGCGCAGATTGACGGGTCATTCTGGCGTTCCTAAACCGACGCACCCCTGCACTTGTAAAAATATACCCGGACTTTCCCACGAGGTTTTTTATCAACTCTGGCCCATGTGCGGTTTCCACCAGCGTATCGCCAGAGAAGCAATGATCCTCCCCGCTACTGTCCAAATCCTCAGGCCGGTTCGCGTCATGCTGCATGGCTGGGACGGTTCGGATAAAATCGCGGCAGGTATGGAAAACATACAGCATAGGCAGGCCATCGTCGCCTTTCAACCGTTCGCGCATCTGGTCCCATCCGCCCATCGCACCAGCCTGACCGATGCGCCGGTTGTCTCCGGGCTTCCAGTAGACTTTCAGCGGCATCATGCGCTCGGCTATGCTTGGGCCGCCGTTTTGCTGGAATATCGACGGGTCAGCGACGCCGTAAGCGATTGTGTCTCCGGCCTCGCGTGCGGCAATCCCTTCCGCGACTTCCTCGGCTGTTAGCTTCAAACCCTCGTTTGGAGACTTTGCCCCATACCATTCCCGATAACGCACCATCGCACCACGCGGCAGGATGCGCCCGTCGCTCGTGCGGTAATCGTCGGTCACAACTGCCCACCAGCCGACTGAGAAAGGCCGCGCCGATCCCCAGTCAAATGAGCGAAATTTAAGCCATGTGTCTGGGATAGAAAACGGCGGTATTACGTGCTTTGCAGTGTTAAAGCAGTCAAAGAAAGCGCCATCAACAACAGACCAGTCGCCCTCGAGCCACGCTTTAACCAGCGCTTCCGAGCCTTGCATCTGCAGGTTCGCCACATAGCCCGGGTCTGAGCGCAGAAGCAGCGGATTATCGCTTAATTTCGACGGAATAAATACCTGATCCCGCACCACTGTTTCGCCGGTAAACGGGTTAACAAATTCGCGCTTGGTGATCTGCCAGCCCTGCGGCGCGTGGTCAATGTAACGCGCCTTAACCCATGTATGGCCCGGTCCGCCTGGGTTTGCCGTGGCGCGGAAACCTGTTGGCACGCCTTGACTGGATCGCAGCGTCGCCATCAGCTTCAGAACCGTGTTTTCGGTCGGAAAATTGCCTAGTTCTTCAAGATAAACGCGGGTGTATGAATGCCCTTGATAGGCTTCTGCGTCGGCATCGCGTTCCAGATATGCAAACCGCAGGCGCGCGCCGTTCGGAAAGCGCCAGTATTTATCCTGCTCGTGCCATTTCGCGCCCAGCAGCGTGTAAATCTGTTTCGATCGCTCGACTGTCTCGATAAGCTGGGTCCGTTCTCGGCGCAGCATCAGGCCAATTGCATCCGATCCGTAACGCCCGCCATGAGCCACCCATTCCCCCAGCATCCCGTCGGTTTTGCCGCCACCACGCGCGCCGCCAAATAGTATCTCGAACACCGGGCAAGTCAGCAGCGCGGTTTGCGGGCCAGGTTGGGGACGCCAGATTACTGTATGGTTTTTGGCTGATGCTGCTTCTGCCATGTATCCGCCGTCGGGGCTTCCATCGGGACCTCAACAACATAGGTTGTTGCGTCAACCGTGGCCTCGATCTCCTGCCGTGGCTTGCCGTCGAGCCGGTCGCCAATCTCTTTCGCGGCCTGCATGTCGCCAGTGACAGCAGCTTTTACCACTGCATCGGCAACTCGCTCTAAATATTGCGGCCCATCACGCTCTGAACGCTTACAAACAGCCTTCAAAAGCGCGTCTCGCCACGGTTTTTCCTGTTTTGGCCCTGATCTTCCTTTTACGCCCGCCATTTGAAATTATCCAAGTTGTTGATGTTATTTAATAACAATTCCTTGCCCAGTTGGCAATGCGAATATTGAAATTCCCCGATTTTTGGCCCAATAATCGAGTGCAGCGCGTTGGATCATGTGCATCTCAAAGCCGTAATCGTCGAAAATCATGATAGCGCCTTTTGACATTCGCCACCATGCAAATTCTGCGGCAGCCATTTCGGGCTGGGCTGCGTTCATATCGATTGAGACATAGGCCAGCTTTTCTGACGTGACGTGCTTCAGAGTATCAGGAACAATGCCCTTGACTAATTCCACATTTTCATACTGTGCGAATGTGTTTTTTACTTCGTCGAAAACGTCACTGTTATATTTACGGTTCATTCGTGTATTTATTTTTTCTGCGTGCGAGAGGCTGCTTTCAGGTATGCCAGAGAAAGTATCAAGCAACCAGAATTTACGAGTTGTCTGTGTGTAATTCATCACGGCGGCGGAATAGATGCCGGTGAACACGCCGCATTCGAGAAAGTCGCCCTCTATCCGCATGGCGTTTTCTGCGGCCCAAAGGCATGTGTAAATGCGCCACGAGATATTCAGGTTTGGACGGCGTGATCTGATAGTCGCGTGCCCGGCTTCAATTGCGCTTGCGATGTCTGGTTTATGCTTCCAGCCGCAATAATGCTCAGTCGAAAGACCGTCAGCGGCAAAGCCATATTCATATCCCATGGTTATTCTCCGTTTAGTTGTGCATACTCGCGTTTTATTAGAAACACGGTTTTAAAGGCCAACGAGCGCAATCTGGTATTCTGAACCAATGCCGACATAGCCCAGACCTACTTACCCCTACTTTTGGGCCTCTGTGGGCGAATTTGAGGCCTTGTAGCTCGATACGATGGCCCGCAATGTGTCCGCATCGTTCGGATGGACCGGTTTGACGCCTGCCTTGTATCGTTGAATGGTCCGCCGATCCACTTTGAGCAGCCGCATGATCGGGCGAACATAATCCGGACCGTAAAGCGCCATAGCCAGCATGTTAAATTCGCGCGCAGTCATGCAGATTTTCCTCCGTTTTTAGACATAAACTCAAATTCCGGCAGCTCGATTGTCCGGCCTTCGCGCTTGTATGAATTCGCCACATCGTCGGGCAACCACATGCCCCAGTAAACTTCCAAAGGCGGCACCCAAGGCCCTTCCTTTGTGAGGGTTTTCCGCCAATTCGGCATGACCATCAGCATCCCGGATTGGGCACAGCGCCAAGCCTCGCGGGACAGCTCGGTGACCAGCCAAGCGCCATAGCCGTATTCGGTGAGTTCGGCTATTTCGTCCGGATGCTCGCGGGTGTATCGGCACAGCAGGCCGAAAGCTTTCTCGCGCAGTTCTTTGGCGGGGATGGGTAGCGGTCTGTTTGTCTCGGTCATTTCGTTGCCTCTGGGTCCCATGGCTTGCCGATCGACTGCATGAAACCTTTCATCGCCGCATCCCAGCGGGCGCGTGCTTCAGGCCCGCGATCGATTTCTTCGGACTTTGGCTTCGGCTGGTGGTTGGCGATAATGGTCAGCCGGTGTTGATCCATGCGCAGCGTGTGCTGCTCGCGATCGAGAAACTTTTTCAGGTCAGCATAGGCGGGCCAAAAGGTAAATTCTCCAGATGCACGTTTCAGACTTGCGGCGGTAAACACTCCGGCCGGATAGTCGATCGCGTTACCGGCATAGGCGTTGATGCGAAAAGCGATCGCGTCGGCATCGGTGCGGCCAACAACAAAAACGCCAAGACTATCAAGCCAGCGTTTCACGCTATCGAATTTTGCCGGTGCCATGCGATCGGGGAAAGTGGCAAGCACGGACTTGGCGATCGCCTGCATTTCGGGGGTTACGGCTGGGGGCAACCAGCTATTGGCATATTCGCGCCGGGTCCAGTCGCGCCAGTTCGGTTCAGTTCCGGTGGTCAGGTCATTCATGGCCGTAGTTCCTCTTGTAGTTTTCAACGAAGGGATCGCCCGATTTCCCGCCCGGAGATTTGCGATCGTTGTCTGCTGCCGTCAAAATCCAGTTGTGGAAGGTCTTGGACCAATCAAGCTTGGTAGCCTGAGCGCCGGACTTGGACTGCCAGTAGTTCCGAAACTTGACCAGTTCGCGAGCCGCCGATCGGCATTCACGGTGCGCCCATTCCATGACCTCTGGCGGTGGTTCCCATCCCTCTGGCAATCGGGTCCCTCGAACGGGCTTTTCTTTGGAAACTACGCTAGTAGTTTCTTTCTTTTCTTCCTTTAGAGATGTAGGTGAAGGTGATGAGCATTCATCAAGCATACCTTGGAGCATTGCTTGAGGATATGCTCGAGCATTGCTTGGAGCATTGCTTGGAGCATTGCTTGGAGCATCATCATTCCAGCGTTTTTCCGCAGCTTTCCGCGCTCTTTCAGAATTTCTGTCTGAATTTTGTTGAGCTTCTGCGATTAAAAAATCGATCTTTTTATGTGACCAAAAACGATCGGAAATTTGAAAGAAATTTTGCAAGATTGGGCGCAGTTTTAGCCACTCGCGCTTGGAAAGGCCGACTATCCGGCACAGTCTCTCATCATCATTTGGAAGTGGTTTCTGTCCCCGCCAATAGGCAATGATGAGCAAAAAATATGCCCCATGCTCGGCCAGTTTGAGGTGGCTCGTATCGGCTAAATAATCCGCCACGTATAGCGGCATCCATACATCTGGTTTTGCCATAAACCGTTGCCCTTTAGTGTTGCCCGAAAAAAAAGATGCGCGGCTGGCCTTCCCGGGCAACGGGTTGGATCGGCCCCGGTTGCAATCCGGTGCCGCGCAGAAACAGTATATCACAAATCCGCGTTTTGCCTATAAATTCTCACGATTTCGTCGCGCACATCGTCCCATGTTGGGACCGGGGCAGGCGGTAAAAGCTGCATGTCGCGATAGAACCTGGCCGGGCTGTGACCGTTGCGCCGGATATAGGAGATATGCTCGCGCGCGATTTCCTGCGGCGTCATGGCATTGACGCGGCAATCACCCGCGCATTTGTGATTATTCGCCATTGCTCCACATGCGCTTAGCCCATTCGCCAAACACGTTAACGATCCAAAGCACGCCGCATAAAGCAAGCAGACCGCAGTATACGGCAAGATTTACCAGCACCAGCGCGGGCAGTGAAATGGGCAATGTTGATATAAACAATCGTCTCATATTCACCGGCCAAATCATTGGACGGCCGATATATTCTAGGAATTGCTCGAATGTCATGCCGCCCTCCAATGATAAATTAAGAATATTATCTCCAAATGCGCTTAAGCTCTCTCGCAAACCAGCAAAATGCACACAGAGCAAAAATTCCGCCGTATAATGCCAGATTTACATAAACCACCACTGTCATGCACCAGCGGATAAATTCTAAGAATGGATCGGACATAATCACATCCCCCCCGAAATAAACACACACCGCAGTTTGCCGCCGCGAACGCACCGCCACATTTCAGCGGTTTCCGAGCGATGGATGCCCGGATCGCCGTCAAGCAGTTCGGTGTCTGTCGGTATGTGCAGCCAGCCGCCGTGGACGCGGCGGATTTCACCAGGCTCAGCGCGCAGGCAATCACGGCCCGGTGAGCAGCAATGCGCTCCCGTGGCGTCGTGATAGCTTCCGCGCATGATCCACTCAGAGCCGTCGCCATGGCCCCATGCGAGCGTTGCAGCGAGGCAGGCGGCACCGGTCAGAATAATCCAAGGCAGGTCGCGCATGGTCAAAACCTCCGCGTAGGGTCGACGGTGAAGGGCTTTCCAGTGCCCGGCGGCGACTTGATCGCCATGATGCAGAGCCTGGCGTGATACTCGCAATATGGGTGCCCGACATGCCTCTCAGCGCCGCACTGGGACGCGCCGTATTCGTCCTGTGCTGTCACATACTGGCAGGACATTCTTAAATAGCGGCCCTCGCGGTCTGGGCGTTCGGGCAGGTGGCCGGTATATGCGGGCATGGGCCAGTCGAATTTCGTGGGCTTGATCTGGGTAAAATCTTTCTGCGGCGGGGGAGGCTTGCTCGGGAGTTTGGGTTCTTTTTCCGCCGCCCGTCTTGCGCGGTCTCTGGCGTTAGTTAAAGAGCGCGTTGTTTGCGAGCGAAGTTTAAGCCTATGCAGTTGGCCTGACACTTGGAATTTGGTTTTGCCCAGCCGCCGGGCAATCTCGGCGATGGGTATATCCAGCTTGGCAAGTTCGGTCAGTCTGGCAATGTATTCCTGATCCAGAGGCTTTGTCATAGTGTGTCCCTCCCGTCCGGCGCAATCCCACTCTGGCACGCATACTGCCGGATCACAAATCCTTTCGGCGGTCGCAGTTTCAGTGACCGAGCCGCCGCCTGACATGCTTCCGACGTCGCTACCCAGCCGAGACCGTATCGCTCACAGGTCGCTGGTTCGTCGGCAAAGCAGATGATGGCAATGAGCGCGTAACCCGTGAGCATGATCCGATCTCCCCGTAAGTGGTTACAAGCGCTTTAAGCAGCGCGTTAGATGCCTCTTCTGCGTGACGTCGGAATTTCACATAGTCAAAATTGTTTCGCGCTTCGTCACCTTCTTTCGTACCTCGATTTGTTTTCGGATTTACGCGGCAGGACGATTGCGGCAATTGATAGCCGACCATGTTTTTCAGGCGCAGCTTTGATAGGTGTGAATGGCAGTTCGATGGCGTGACACCGATCTGTGCCGCAATTTCTTTCATCGGCACTTTCTGATTATAGAGCCGGATCAACAGCCGGATCGTTTCCGGCGTCCACACAGTCGCGGCGGTTTTTTCTTCGCTCATGACTGCACCGCCTCCCAGTAAAGATCGAAAACCTGTTGCGCCTCATCACGTTTCGCCGCTTCAATCTTGCGCTCACGGATTACGCGGCGGATTGTTTTCGCGTCAAGGCCATGCGATTTTGCCTCGGCGTAGATTTCTTTGAGATCGTCTTGTATTGCGGTTCTGTCTGCTTCCAAGCGTTCGATCCGCGATACCATTGATTGCAGGTGTTGTTTGGCGAAGTTCTGGATCATTTTTTCCCTTTCATCGTAATGCGATATTCATATCCCGGATGGCACACTTTCATGAGCGCCCACTTAATCTTGAATGCACTTTCGGCAGCAGTCGGCGGTGATTTTAAATCCTCAATCACGGACCTGTTGGCCTCTATATAGACAAAATCCGCCACGTAATTGCAGATCAAGTCGCCGTGCACAACACACTTGAATTTGACCTGCCGCTTGAGATTTGAAATGACGCCGCCAGCCTGCAACAGTTCGAGCTGGCCCCATCGCGCGTATTCGGCTTTCGAGTGCCAATAGCGGCCATGCGTATCGTGAAATGCGCGGTTTCGGAATTTTGTCATGCTGCAAACATATCGGTCTGTGCGGCTGCTGCTTCAATGTTTTTTGCCGCCTGCCGAAAATAGCTATCCTTCAACTCAGTCCCGATAAACTTTCGTCCCATCTTTACCGCCGTGTATCCTTCAGATCCGATGCCGGTAAATGGAGACAGCACAATATCGCCGGGATTGCTCCACATGGTGATTGCGCGCTCAATCACGTCAAGCTGCAGCGGGCAAAGATGCTTTTCGTCCTGCGCCTCTTTCGCCATGCGCACATTCAGTGTGTTTGTCTGGTTTATATCCATCCAGACCGGCGATGCCCATTGCTGCCACTGAGACACGGGGAAATGCTGGGGCCGTTGTTCCACTGGCTCGGCATTTTCACCGGGCTTGCGAAACACCACCACGTAATCAGCCATGCCCATGCGCGACTTGCAGCTATCTTTCTGTAGCTGCTTGTAAAGCAATCCCAGCGCTTTGGTGCGGGTCATTTCGACTACCGGGTCGCGCCAGATGCAGACGCGCGAATGAAATATCCAGCCCTCGTCCTGATGCGCTTTGATGATCTCGCCGGGAAAATCCTTCAAGCCGATCACGCCATCCTTCCACTTGCTGCTGGGAAGATCGGTGCAATGCACAGCAGACAGTCGCCCCGGCTTCGTAACGCGCATTTTTTCGCGGATCAGATACTTGTAATGCTGTGCAAATTCGTCTGCGTCTGCGCAGTTTCCCATGTCCAATTCGCTGTCCGAATAGACAAAGATATTTGCGAATGGCGGGCTGTAGATCGAAAACCCAACGCTGTTATCCGGCAGTTGCGAGATAACATCAACGCAATCACCATGATACAGCGCCCATTCCGGGCCATGGGCTTCATTCAAGCAACGGATAACCATGATGGCAGTCTCCCCTCGTGCTTTGGTTCGTATGGAATTTTGGTGGCGCTAGTGGTTCCATTGGCGCGGCGCATGGCTTCCCGCATGGCGCGCTTCATATCCGCGTGACCGTCTGCCTTGCGGTCAATCACGCGGCCAATTGCATCCTCACCCTCGGCAACGATTATATGGCAGTTCACAGGCCGCTTCTGCCCGAACCGCCAAAACCGGCGGATTGCCTGATACCATGCCTCATAGCTGAATGTGCGTCCAACGAATATCGTGTTTGCGCAGTGCTGCCAGTTGAGGCCGAAACCCGTCACGCTGGGCTTGGTAATCAGCACACGGACAGAGCCATCAATAAACCCGGCCAATGCGGCCTCTTTCTTTTCCACCGGATGCGAGCCGCGAACCTCTGAAACGCCAGAAACACCCTTCAATGCTGTCTTAATTGCATCCGCCTCGTAGTCGGTATCGCACCAGATCACCCAGTTTTCATTCGGCGATGCAGTGACGAGATCGGCGGCAACAAGCGCTCGACTGTCAGCCGTGTGCCGCTTGATGCGATGCATATCCGTGGCGCTGACTTCCATCACGCCGAATAGACCTTCGCCAATCTGCGGGCCATTATGTTCTGCCTTGTGTCGATTGATATTCAGCGGCGGCAGTTCAAATCCGACGTCTGAATAACCCAGATCTGACGGCATTGAAGCCATGCGTGACCAGGAAGCCATCCAGTCCCAGAACGGAATTACCGAATGCCCTTTAAGCCGCCATTCCTGCGATGCCGTTGACGTGTCATTGATGAAAAACCGCGACAGCATTTCATTCGTCTGCATCACGCCGCAAAATTCAGCCTGATTGCCAAGTTCCATATGATCGTTTGGCGCGGGCGTGGCAGTCGCCGATAACTTGAATGTGTGCTCGGCAAAAGCATCAATCAGCCGTCGCGTGGTCTTGCCGGTGAACGATTTCAAGATGCTGCTTTCGTCCAGCGCGACGGCCCCGAATGTGTCAAGCTCAAGACGGTCAAGGCGGTCATAGTTGCAGATATTGATGCCTTCGCCTGCCTCGCTCTGGTCGCGGATCACGCGGGCCTGATAGCCCCAGCGCCTGCCCTCAGCCTCGATCTGGCGCGCGACGGCAAGCGGGGTAAGGATTAATGCGCGGCCATTGGTGGCAGATGCGGCTTGCAGGCACCATTCCAGCTCGCACGCCGTCTTGCCTAGACCGGTATCCAGAAAAAGCCCACCCGCGCCGCATTGCAGCAAGAACTCCACACAGTCGCGCTGATACGGGAATAGATGGTCCGGCATAGGTCCGGCCTTAATCCCGCGCTGTATTGCGCGCGGTTTTTTGCTTAACAGAAACTCCTGATAATCCATTCTATCCCTTTCATTTTTTCTTAGTTTACAGCGAAAAGTGCCGGGCTTTACCCACCCTGCCCGGCGAGGGTTCCGGGCGACTTTAGGACGTTGGCGCTTCGTGCCATCGTTTCCGGCTGGCAATCCTTGGCCGCAGGGTCTTGAATAAAAAGCGCCACGGCAGCGCGGCAATGATGCACGATGACATACCGTGGCGGAGTTGGCGCGCCGCAAGGGATAGCAGGCAACGGCGCGCGGGGGATCATGATACGGGCCAATCATTGGCAATGTTCGGATACCGCAGCAATCCGGGCGCGGCAGGTGCGGAAATGTGGTCGCCGTGAAACATCAGCGGGCCAGCATATGTCTGCGCGATATGGCGGCCTGCGACGTAAAAATGCCGTATCCAGTCAGCGGCGGTCATTTGCCGGACCTCATGTATTCTTCAATCCGCGCCAGTGTCCGCATGGTGTAGCCGTTGCCAGCTCGCAGCCGAGTGACCAGATTACGATGCCCGACAGCCGCGACGCTGAATTGCGTGTCTGTCATTCCGCGCTTTTTGGCGAATTTCTGTATTCGAGCGATGAGTTTACTGTTTTCCATGGCCCGAGCGATACCATATTCGGGACTGGTCTGCAAGCGATAAAATCAGAAAAATAATTCGGAGAGTATCATTTTTGGTATTGACGGATGCCGCGAACGGGTCTAACGTCTGGCTTATCGAAACCGGCCCCGGGCCACAAAACAACGAAGGGATAGAGAGATGACCATGACAAATCGGGAATGCGCAGTCCGCCTCGCCAAACAAGCCCGCCTGCAGGGGATGACATCAACTCAATTTGTTTTATGGGCGCTGAAGCAGATGGGCAGTGTAGAGCGCGGCTGTTTTGAGCGCACGTGGCGCAACGGCGGCTATACACAGTCGGGCTATCTTGTCAGGATGGGCTACTCCACCAAGCGCGGGGAGGGCTGAGCCATGATTATCGCATACAACGTTCACAATTTTGACCAGCATGGCCTCGGTCCGCTTGACTCGCCCGACCGCGTTGTCGCAAAGGGTCGCGTCAACTATCGCACCGAAAGCCGCAGTTTTGGGATGCGCTGCCGTGAATGGCTGGAGCGCGGCTATACCGTTACCACGTGGAAAGAGGAGGATTGAGCCATGCTTCCACCAGATATTCAGAAGCCGATTGACCGCGAAATGGAAAAGCACGCGCACCATACCAGCGCATATGCGTGGCTGGTGCTGCATCGCTGGCCGGACCTAAATGTGTCAACGGAGACATTTTGTCACCGCGACGAAGCGGAGGAATTTGCATCCGACCCTACCACGGCTTTTGTCGCGCTGATCCAGACATGGACGGATCGCGAAACTGGCAAGGTCCGGTGCGAGACAATCGACTTTGACGCCAAATGGCACCGGCACGAGCAAGCCGCTGCAAAGGCCGAAGCAGAGGCAGAGTCCGACCGCATCGGAGCAATCGTTGACCTCGAATACGAAGAAGATCGCGCATACTATTTTAAAGGAGTGCTGTGATGAAAACGGAAATCGTGCAAATCAAAAACCGCTCTACAGGCTCCGTCATCTTTGAGGCCGAGGTTGACGCATCACTGTCTGGCGAATTGAAAATCGGCGCGGCGGTTAAGATCGCAATAAAGACCGATGCCAATCTGGCCGGTGCCAATCTGGCCGCTGCCAATCTGGCCGGTGCCAATCTGGCCGATGCCTATCTGGCCGGTGCCAATCTGGCCCGTGCCGATCTGACCGGTGCCTATCTGGCCGGTGCCAATCTGGCCGGTGCCAATCTGACCCGTGCCGATCTGGCCGGTGCCGATCTGGCCGATGCCTATCTGGCCGGTGCCAATCTGGACGGTGCCAATCTGGACGGTGCCAATCTGGCCGGTGCCTATCTGGACGGTGCCAATCTGGCCGGTGCGAAAGTTAATGATGGCAATGTGTTGGCTGGCACCAGACCGATATTTCAGATCGGCCCGATTGGTTCCCGCTGCGCTTATCTCGCGGCCTATATCACTACGTCCGGCGTGTTTGTCCGCGCCGGATGCTTCTTTGGATCGCTCGCTGAGTTTTCCGCCACCGTCAATAAAACACACGGCGAGAACGAACACGGCCAGGAATACAACGCTGCAATTCAGATGATCGAAGCCCACGCAAAAATCTGGGGGCAGAAGTCATGAGCCATATGTCCCGCCTCGAAATATTCGCCGCCATCATCACAGGCTTTGCACTCGCGCCAGTGTTGTGGCTGTTCATAATCGCTGTCATGCTGCTGGGAGGCTAACATGAACCTGTCCGAGCAAAACGCAATCATCCGCCGTTTGAAGCGCGCGGGGATATATCGCACAGCCGCAGCATTGGCAAAGGCACAGCGGCGGAAGAAGCTGGCGATTAAGTATTCACGCAAGGCGAAGGAATTAGACGCATGACCATCACCATGCACGAAGAAGTCATTCAAGGCTCGGACGAATGGTTGGCATTGCGTCGCGGCATTCTGACTGCCAGCGAGATGAAACTAATCATCACGCCTACGCTGAAAATCGCGAACAATGACAAGAGCCGGTCGCATCTTTACGAGTTGCTATCCCAGCGTATCAGCGGGTATGTCGAGCCGGGATACGTGTCGGACGATATGCTGCGGGGGTATGATGACGAAGATCGCGCGCGGCAGGCATACACGAAGCACTATGCGCCCGCTCGGCAGGTTGGGTTTGTCACGAATGACGAATGGGGCTTTGTGCTGGGCTATTCACCGGATGCATTAGTCGGTGATGACGGCCAGATCGAATGCAAATCGCGGCGGCAGAAGTTCCAGATTGAGACAATCATCGCCGACGAAGTGCCAGCGGATTACATGATCCAGCTGCAAACCGGGCTGCTTGTCACGGGTCGTAAATGGTGCGACTTTATTAGCTATTGCGGCGGGCTGCCCATGTTCACCAAGCGCGTGCTGCCGGATGGAAAGATACAGGCGGCA